GGTAACCGTAGGGCTTTCCACAGACCATTTGTAGAAGGCCTGGGTGACAGTGTTGAAGCAAAGAACCCTGTTGTATTCGTACCGCTCTGTAATTGATCTCGGAACCGTACTGCGGTAGACCCAGTGGATTACCTTAGTGAGGTTATTGTAGTACCCCTTGGCGTAGCGTTTACACTCGGGAGGGATATCGTCAATGAAGAACCGTTTGATCTTCTTCTCAGAGAGACTCGTGACCTGGACACCACCAGACTGATTGCTCTGGGCTACGATGTACACTCCGTCAGTCGTCCACCACGCAGGCATACCGGCGACATCTGCGAAGGAACTTGCTGAGAGGTTCGGGTTACTGGAGATTTTATTCACAGACATGTCGGTAGGCGTAAAGCCAATACCGGTAGAACCTGAGATCGTCCAGATACCATTGGTTGCAAAGATCACCAGACTAGAGTGGAGAGGGACTAGTTTGATGACAGTCCCACAGTCTAGAATTTGGACAGTACCACCATCGGTAGCAAGGGTATCAAAGGAGTGTTCTGAGGTCGGATCATTCTGGGAATGACAAGCCCCAAAGTCCTTATTGCTGTCGGTTACGATCTGGGAGAAGTAAAGCTTATTGGAATACCCCTGGGCATCTACACCAGCATACCAGACACGGCCTGCGTAGAAGGCACAACACCTTGGACGGAAGACTCCAGCGGACTCTACAGGAAGTCCCGCAATAGCCACAGAGACACTCCCTGCGCCTGTGTTGACTGACATGGACACAGCAGCAGACCTGTCCATGTCGAAGGCATCTAGGATATAATGACCCTTGGGAGCAGGGGAGTTCCCTCGGGTTACAGCAGAGGCGATCTTGGGCTGGAAGACGTCATTGGCTGACTTGTAAAGCCACCAGACATCAGCATTGCTGGGGTAATCCGCTCTGTTGGCATCCCAGGTACTTAATGGGTCACCAGCGAGGTACGACGTGGGAAGCGTATCAGCAGAGCCTGCGGCTATACCAGAGAGTCTAGGATCGTTTACACCACCTGTCTCGTAGGGAGCCCAGCCCTGGTTGTAAAGGTTGTACTTGTGCTCGTCAGAGAGGGTGCTTGGTCGTTCGTCTACGTCGAGAGTATCGTCTAGTCCTTCGAGGTCTCGGACCTTAATTGTGATTTGGGAGGCGGTAACTGTAGTCCCGTCGTACTCGATGTACACTGGTTCCATGTACGGATGTGTGACGAACAGGTACCCCTTACCGGAAGCAAAGGAACACTCGATCTCTTCGGGATTAACGGTAACGTCAGTAACGTAGGAAGACAGATCAACAGAATCTCCTAGAATACCTGAGGACAGACTACTCTGGCCAATGACATAGAAGTAAAGCGTCAAGCCTATCTGGGAGACGACTAGGTTATTGTCACCATCACCATTGGCTGCTGACCACAAAAAAGTCGCCATTGCTTTACCATCACGGTTGACCGAGAGGGTATCAAATGACGACTCGTAGTCTATCCCCAGGCGACGTTCAAAAGAACCGTCTACATTAAACACACAGTTATCAGTATCCGTAGCTGCCGCTTCAGGGAAGTTTAGTGCAGTAGCCTCGGTAACGAATCCATTTACAAAGTTATTCTCTACTGTAGCAGCAGCACTACGGGGCATTAATTACTTTTCTTTCTTATCGAACTTATTGGAGGCTACAGGGATTTTCTCTGCCTCCATCTGTCGTTGGGCAAGATACTGTTGGATTGCCTTATCGGCCTCGTAGTAACTTGTGTAATCCCCTCGCATCCACTCAGGAATTTGTCCTTTGTCTAATTTGAACCGGACAAAGCCATATGGGTTTTCTCTGTAGGCTCGAAGGATATTCCCGTTATCAAGTGGGATTTCACGTACGCTTGTAATATCATTAGGACCCACAGGGTCATCAAAACCAATCAACGATGTCTTCCGTAATTAGGGAGAGAAGCCTGCCAACCATCCTTACCTGGGAGGTCTTTTTTGTTTCTCTCTAGTTTAGTTCTATAGGCTCTAGCACTCTTCTCTGCCTTCTGGTGAGAAGCCTGCTTGAGTTCTGCCCAGGCAAGGGCCTTAGCTTCGTTCAGTAACAACGGGAATTGCTGTTCATCCAGATCAGGAACGAAAGTATCCTCAAGGGTAAAGACCTTGAGCATTTTCCCAAAGCAGGAATTCTTGGAGGTCTGGAGGAAGTTATCTACCGAAGAGTCGTAGGAGTCACAGACAACACGATAGTCGTCAAATGATGTCCAGTACGTCGGGGACTTATCCGTCTTGATATAAAGCTTAGTAGTAAACCCATTGACAGTCAGATCAAAGTCACTAGTAGTACTTGCTGTTTGATCAAACCTTCGGGTCATCCTAAGGAAGTCATCGGGCTCCAGGTACTCAACATCTACCCATATATCTTCAGCCCCGCCGTCGGTAATGTTATTATACTGGAACCATTCCAAAAAGTCAATAGTATCAGGTTTAGTCAGGATAGTCGGAGTACTTACATCAGTCGCATTTAGGTTAAACAACCCAAAGTGTTCTGGGAGGTCCGTAGGAGAAATAATATCGTAGTAGACCGTTCGGATAATCTTGGCGACCTGTTGGGCCTCAATCGTATCCTCGATGCTGTTGACTTCGTCACTGTCCATGGAAGACAGGACGGTCTGGGTCATATCCAGTAAGGTGTACTTCAATTCAATTTCTCGTAATGTTTCTCTAGCTGGATAATGTACCTACAGGTTCCTGCGTCTTTCTGAACCTTGCACTTGTGCTCCAAGGCATCGATGGTACTTACAGGAGGGGCAGCCAGTCTAGGGGTTGTGACCTTCACGACGGGCTCGCTCACGCAACCGCCTAAGAGCATCGTCAACCCCAAGAGGGGTATCATCAATCTTTTGCCATTCATTCTTGGTTTTCTCTGTTTCTGTCTTGATGGCGTCGGTTACGGCCTTGGCACCTTCCCTACGGGCTTGCCATTTTACCTTGGTGATCCAACCCCAGAATAATACTAGGGCCAGACCAATGCCAATGAGCTTTTCTTTCCAGCCAATGATGAAATCAAACACCGAGGTACTTTTCCTTATTACGGAAGTAAAGGTACCCTGCGATACCAAGAGCAGCTACAACCACCACTAAGGCTGCTACACCCCAGGGAGAGGTCACCGCTGCCACCACAGCAGGAATAACAGTAGAGCCAACAGCGATAGCAATCTGAGGGTCCTTTGTGGTAGGTGTGGTATCAGGCTTGTCGGCCCCAGGAGTAACATCCTTCGGAGGCTCCTCAGCCAGAGCGGGTCGTAAAGCCCCTAGGAAGGCCGTGTAGTAGTCTTTAATCAATCCGGCCTTATCAGTACCGTTGACGATCCCACGGGCCTCACGGGGCTTCTCTACGTCACCATTGAAGTACTGTGACAATCTCTTACCTGTGAACTTCCCGTGGATCATTCCCTCGAAAAGAGCAGGGAGGGCTTTCTCCCAGGTCATAAGCTGGCCTGGTCTGGTAGCCCCAAACTTCCTGTGGTTCTCCTCCCAGGTGACCTGGACTAGGCCTTCACCTACCCAGGGGTAGTACTTCTTGGAGCGGAGATACTTTTCACCACCCATTTCCCTGACGGGTTGTATGGTGTGGGCAGTCTCATGGTACGTTGTAGCCAGCATGTACGCCAACCAACGAATGTCACGAGACTTGTACTTAGCCTCCCAGTAGTCCAGAATCCTCGTGAGGCCGTCTACCTGTTGAGGGGTTAACCGACCTCCAAAGGGATTCCTTCGTACGTACGTAAAGAAAACGTCTCTATTCACTATTGTCTTTTCTTAATGAGGAACTTTAGGACGATAGCTTCGGAAAGACTGCCGCCTGTAATGTTCCGGACGTAAATAGTTGCTGCACCATTTCCAGGAACAGCATGAACCATGTAAGACCCAAGGGTTCCTGCACTGCTATGCCACACAGAGATTTCATCATCTGAGTCAATGCCTGTACTGGTTAGAGTAAAAGACACCGTGGTATCAGCAGCCAATGCAGCAGCGTTCATGGTAATTGCACCTGAACGTGTATTCAGGGTAACTCCAGTGGATTTGTTGGTACCCTGAGTTACAGTACCGTCATAAAGATACCTACCAACAGATGTACCATTACGCTTAACAGTTACTAGAGGGCCAAAGCGGTTGTTATCTTCTGTGATCTGCCAAAGGCTGTTGTCAGAGTTCACAAGGAACATTGCAGCAGCGGAGGCCTCACCATTGTTAGGGGTCAGGAAATCATTATCAAAGATAGAGATTCTCTTGGCCCCTGAGGTAACGTACACAAGGAACTTTGCCTTACCATCGTCAGAAAAGGTATTGCTTCTAATGGCAATATTCTGGGCGTAGTTACCAATCTGGATAACACGAGTATCAAGGGTAGTAGACAACCGACCTACATCAGAGAATGTATTACCTTCAACGTGTGAGTTAATGGCTGCGGTAAGGTCTATATTAAAGTATCCAATACCACGGAAGATATTGTCCGTGATCTTGATATTCCTGTTTGGTACAACGCCAGCAGTACGGATACCATAAGAGTACCCCTCGATTTCACAACTACTAACAATCAAAGCGTTAGTCTGAGCACGGACTTTTACTGTAGCGCCAGAAGGGATAGCTATCCTTGAAGGCCAGATAGGCAGAGGTATATTTGTGAATGCCTGTTCCTGGGTAGCAACACCACGAGACTGGACAGTACCTGAAATCTTGTAGGTACTGGTAGCATCAGGATTTGTATCCCAGGCCCCGTTGACTGTCAGGACAGTTCCAGTATTTGAGGCAACACGTCTCTGCTGTCCTACGCCTGTACCACCTGTGATCTCTACAATATAGTCCGTAAAGATATTTGTAGTCCAGGTTGCAGCGCCATCTGTAAGGGTTGTAGAAGCCCCAGCAGTAGCTGTTCCTGTAACCTCGTAAGCAATAATAGACCCTGGGCAGATAGTCATACCACCGTCGGAAAGGATGATACTCGGTATAACCGACATACCATCACCTTCGTCTGTCACAGCAATAGAGGCCACACCTTCACCTTCGTCAGCTCCAGTAGAGGTCAATGTCGCCGTAGCCGAAGGACGTATAACCGAGGACAGGTCACCAGCAGAGATCACAAAGATAACCCTGGGGGCGTCAAACATCCCAGAACCTGCATCAGTGACTGTTACCGAATCTACACCCCAACGGAGGTAAATTCTGGCACCAGTGCCTGCACCACCTGTAACAGCGTTATTGTTGTTATTAGTGACTGTAGGGATTGCTGAATAAACACCAGCAACGTCAATAGTAACACCAGTAATACCACCAGAACCATCAATAGACGATACTATAAGAGTTGCTGTAGTGGTTTTTGTTCCACCGGCTACTGACAAAACGTTACCAACAGCGTACCCTGTGCCAGCCACAGAAGGAATTGCTGTAGTTAGCTCCATGTTTGCAGTCGCTGAACCAGCAACAGCAAACTGGTTAAACCTCAGAGTAGTATCACCTACCGCAAGAGCAGAGTAAAGTGAGGTAGTGCGTTCAGTAGCACCCACGGCAAAGGCTGTAGGAGAAGATGACGCGTAATTAACTGCTCTATTTGAAAACCTAGAACCTTCAAAGACAGCCATTTTGGAGTTACGCACCAAGGCACCAAGCCTTGTGGTAATGTAACTGTTGTCCATCCTGAAGTCTGTGACACCGTAGACATTGACACCATGCTTACTAAGTGAGGCGTTGTCTGTCTCGACCTCACAATCAGTCATTGTTACTTTGTTCATCCAGGCAAAGGAGAACGGCAAGGCCCTTGTGTAGGACGATCTACTCATAACCACACGGCAATTGTCTACCGATAGAGATGAATTTACACCCCACTGGTTTCCATACCAAATATCATTGGGTCCACCAGCATTGGCAATATCTCCGTAGGTCCCACCAATGTTTCCATTAGCGGCGCATTGGAAACCAAAACCATCTGGGTCATAAGCAATACAGCTTTTGTACTCTAGTCCGGAACAAGTATCGTTTGGGTCGATGTTCTGGGCGTAGCCTGCACGGTCTCCAGGAAAAATCTCGAAAGCTTCACCAAAATCTGTAGTGCAGCTCTCAAATGTTGAGAAAGCAGCACCAGACCATCGAAATCCATTACGGCCTGTCTTTGTCAAAGCCATAAGACATTGTGAGGCAGAACCACCAGAAACCTTAGTAATAGTCATCGTACCGGCTTCTCCGGTATTCATAACACCAAGGTGAATAGCATTACCGGCTAAAGCGTCAGCATTTGTCTCAGCTAACTGGATACAATACCAGGACTGAGAGTACGGAGCAGGGCGTTTTATTACGTAATAGTTTAAGCCTGTTTGAAGTGGTGTAGGAAGCCTAGAAACAGATGATGAAATCGTAACAGCATCGCCAGTAGAAACAGTATTCCACCACGGAGGTGAGCTTTGTCCTGAAGGTACAGGTATTCTTATGTCGTTACCAGCATTGGCAAACGGCATGCCAAAAGGAGGATTGACAAAGGCATGACAATTTCGGTAGGTATTCTTACAAGGTTGCCATGCTTTAGTGGTGTACGCCTGTTCATTGTACATGGCGTCAGTAGTCCAGTGGTTGACAAAGGCAAAGTTAGCCTTGCCAGTCACAAGGACGTTTTCGAATAAACAGTTTTCTACCCAGCCATAGGCATGGTGCCCGTGGATAACACGGTTCTCTTGTTCGTTACCATGAACATGGACATTCCTGACAACGATAAACTCTTTGAGTTCGTCATCCCCAAGGTAGTTCATCCATGGGTCACCAATCGAAAGACCACAGGCCCAACGTCCATTGACATAACGTGTCTGGTGGGCATTGAGTGTCGTTACAATACGGACATTCTCAAGCTGGGAAAATGACTTGAAATCAAAAGCAGCCCGTCCGTACTCCCATACGTGAGGGCCTGTACTAGAAAGTGTTTCACCAGCAGCAAAGTTATTTCCGTTAAGGACAGAGCATCCAGTGATCTGTGTCGTACTTACACGGGTACCTAACCAAACAAACTTAGGTTCTGCGCTAAAGCCACTGTCAAAAACACGGATATCCCGCTTGCTCCATTGGTCGTCAAAGAAATACGGAGCAGAGGCAGTAATGGTTATATTGTTTCCGCTTGTTGCGGAGAACGTAAGGGTGACTGTAGACTCACGCTTACGACCGACTTCACAAAGAAGTGTAGGAAATCCAAGACCCATGACCTTATGGCCCTCGGGTATTTGGATCATGTCGTTGAGGACGTAAAAGTCATCGGTCTCAGGGATAACTACAATACCGTTGGCATTGACAGCGTCAATAAATGCCCGACTATCGTCTGTAACACCATCCCCTAGAGCACCGTAATCCTTAACTGAGGCAAGCCCAGCAAGGCCGTCAGCACTGTCAGCAGCAGCCTGGGCAATAGTAGCGAAGGCACTGGCAGCAGCAGCAGACGATGCAGAGGAGACAGCAGAGGCAGCCGCAGCAACAGCATTAGCCTCTGCGTTAGCTATGTCTCCGATTAGCCCGTCAGCGTATTCTTTGGTAACAGCATCCGAGTCTTCTACAGGTTCTGGAAGGTTCCGGATACGGTACGAGTTCATATCCAGGTCGGACAACATACTGTGAGGTGTTGATCCGTCCCTGAATAAAGCCTTTTCTAGTGCAACCCTGAGAGCCTGGTTATTACGGTTAATTATAGCAACAGCAGTAACAGGGTTGTTTAGATTCTCCAGATCGGATAATGTTACCTTAGCCAATTACCAACCACCATAAACCACGAAGTCTAAGTACGAAGGGTCCACTGTACCAACTGCATGGACTGTCGTAAAAATCTTGAATGCAGTAGTACTTCTGTTTGCAGTAGGAGCAGAGGCTATAACAGCGGTGTAAGTACCGTGACCACCGTTAATGGAAACTTGGATACGATTAGAAGCCAATGCAGTTGTAAATGTAACCGTGTACTCACCAGTAGTGTTACGAACGACAGAGGCCACGTTTACCGAACCTGCCTGTAGCGTAGGAGTAGTACCCGAAATAGTAACGGTACCCCGAGCCCTTACTGAGGAGTCCCCAGACCAGGATTCAGAGGTACCGTCTGTAACAATTTGCTTACCGGAATTGCCGGTCTGAGTAGGAAGTACCGGTTCCCAAGTACCAGACCCTGCACCATCAGCCTTATAGACTTCTCCATCAGCAGCAGTAGATACACCCTTGGGTTCGTGAATATCGGGATCAGTTAGTGAAGAATGAAGAGCCATAGTACTCAATGTAGGAGGCCCCGAAGGAGCCTCCAGTTAGTCGTTCAATTAACCACGGGTGAAGTAAATACGGACCTTAATGGCACCAGCGGTAAACGCCGCAGTGTCATAGTCAGCCGTAAGATACCCGTTGTTTGACAATGTCGTACCAATCAAAGCACCAGCACTGGTCGAACCATTGGTAAGAGCAACCGTCTCACCAGCAGCGTTAAACGAAGCCAACGCCAGAGCGGCAACAAATCCGTCGTAGTCGAGTTCCGTAGAACGATCCGTACGGATAAGACCGATGTTCAGCGTAGCCGAACCACCAGACGTACATGCCGTAGTCGTAATGACTTCGACTTTTTCAATACGGGCATTTTTTGGAACAACTACGTTTTCCTCTTGGATAGCCGCAGTCGTACCAAGAGCCGTCATTGCCGAGATCGTAAGCTCAATCATTTGCTGGGGGCCAGCCATGTTGTACTCGCCCGCAACGCCCATCTGGGCCTCTTCGGTCCCGTACTTAATGTAAAGACCGTCGTTATTATACCAACCCATAAAAAACTCCTATTAGACCTGGGAAGCGTCAGAGATGATCGTGACGAGGTTTTCCGGACGGAACAGCTTGTAGCCATAGCGACAGGTCGTCACGTACTCTTCGCGCTGGAGGTCCTTGTTATACTCGGAGTCAACCTTGGGCGGCTGGCGAACAGAACCAACGAACGGAAGAACGTCGGGTGCAGCCGAGAAGAAGTAATTCGCAACACCGTTTGTAACAGAGTTGGAGTTAATCGTCTCCGAAATGCTGGAAGGAAGATTCTGAGAAACGTACACGTCAAAGCCGTAGACGTTCATAACGAACTTCATACCAGTGGACATACCGTCACGGACGATACCTTCCCACCTCGGGTTATTCGAGATGTTCGTAAGGTTCGTAATCGTCGAAAGCTGATACTCAACTGAGGGGTCAACAATCGCGACGAGGTTCGTCATCGGGACGTTGGCCTTCTGGAGCGAGAACTTAGCCTTCGCAAAGTCCTGCGGGACAATGACATCGTTCGTACCAGTTGCAACGAAGCGGTGGGGTGCACCGTTGATCGTGTTCAGGCTCGAAGCCGTCTGACCTGAGTTACCGATAGCCAGAACGTCTACTTCCATGACCTTGGCAATCGAACGGGCCTGCTTAGGCACGAACGAGGACACAAGGCGGGACATGTAGAACGAGTCCTGCTTCATCTTCTCCGTGATGTACGTAGCCGAAGACTTGTACTTGTTGATGGAGAACGTGAAGTTACCGGTATCCATTGCCGTGTAACGGACTGCCTGACCTTCCTCGTAGTCAAGCGTCTCAGCCTGACCGATAGACGGGATGTTCAGGGTATCGCCATCCGGGAAGTCCGTGATCATGTCTACGTACTTGGTGGCAAAGAGTTCATCCAGGAGGACTTCCTTAATCTGGGAAGACCAGAGATTCGAGCGGATGAGGTGCTCGTTGTTTGATGCGGTAAAACCGGACATTTATAACCTATTATGAATCGAAAAATTTCTCCCCAAGTCGAAGTGCGTCTTGATGGATTTGGTTCTGGATTTTAGGGGTCCAGTAGGCTTTGGGGTCTTTGGCCTTTAGATCGTCGTAGAACTTCTTTGTACGATCACCAGTCACACTGGTTTGTGGACGATTCACAGAAGTAGGAGGGGTAAAGGGACCAGGGAATTGTACCTGGGTTTGTCCTGGGTTCTGTGCCTGTACCAGAGCCAATAGGGCCTTGGGACGGAGTCTAGCCATGTCATTCATGTCATCTTCTGACATACCTATAGACTGGCTAATTGACTTGAGTTTGGTTGGGAAATCAGGGCCAAGGGTCTGCGAGAGGGTTTCCTTGACGGTCCTGAGGTTTTCAGTCTGAATACGTTCAGCTTCTCGTGCAGAGACACGTTGATCAATTAATCGTTCAACATCCTCTGGTTTGAGACCCTGAAGGTTTTCTCCCTGATTGCCGTTCGGTTCATTAGGCGGGGGATTCGGATTCTGTCCGGTGGCAGCCATCTTGTCTATGTACTGTTCCAGAGTAAGTTTCGTATTCAGGTCTTCGCGGAGCTTTGCTTGCTCTGCCTTTAGCTGTTCAATGAAGGCGTCAGCTTCTGCCTTTCCTCTTGCAAGTTCCTCAGGGGTCTTGAACTTTTTACCTTCGCCAACTAGTTCTTCGAAATAGTTTTTGTTGGTATCTACAGGAGGGGTTACTGCACCGGGGTCACCGGTAAAAAGATTACTGGTTGTCACTACGATCCTTTAGCTCCAGGAGGTCACGGAGCCTTTTGATTCTTGATTTCTCTCCGAGTGCGTAGGCGTGTTTGTAGGCCCATGACGCATTCTCGAAGTCTTTGGTGGAACACATAGACGCTTCGAGGCTACGCTCATCTTCGTCTAGTATTTGGAGTAGACGTTCCCTCATGGTCGCTGAGGCTAGTATCGTCTGCTCAAATTCTTTTCGTTTCTTCGGGTCCTTGATATGCTTCGACCAGGCTAGTGAAAGCTTCATTGGACTCCGAAGGGTTGATCTGTGTCGTCAGCGGTAAGGCCTGAGGGTGTCAGGGCTTCTACCTGGACTTGCTCCTGATGGGACTGAGCTTGACGCTGGGCATCTGCCTGCTCAGACAACCGAATGTACGGCTGTACGAGTTCGTAATCTTGAAGGTCCAGAAGGTCTTCCAGGAGCTTTGCAGTCTCGATACCCGAGAAGTGCATCAGGACATCTGGTTGCTGGCCGAGAGGCGAGTTAAACAGATTATTCAGGTTCTGGATTTTCTCTGCCTTTTCGGCAAAGTGTCTTGCAGCGATGGGACGGATAGTCCCCGATCCTGTGAGATCGGCTGGGGTCAGGTCCCTGAAGGTCGTAATCTTGAACTCGTCATCGAACACGGGGATCGTGCTCATAGCCGGGTTCCAGTTCCGTTTGGCAAGCTCCAACATGGCGTTGAGGAGCCGCTCTACGAGGTGTTCCTCAAAGCGGGTAGCTTTATTGGTGAACACCCGGGAGGCTGCATTCTCTAGCCTCTGGACCTCGAAGGCTGTCTTCTCTCCCGGAGTCCTGAATCCCAGGGCCTCCTTGGGCGCCCCGGCCATCTGCTCCATCTGGGCCTCTAGAGCCTGGATTTCGTTGTTGACCTGGAGGACCTGGTAAGGAGGGGCTAGGATTTCTACGTCGCCGTCGTCTCCGGTATAAATACGAGAGAAAGGACCCCATTCGAAATCCTCTACGTAGCCTTTTATCTTCAGAGGAGGAAAGGTCAGAAGATCGAAGGCGTCGGCCTTGAGGTTCTCTACGTGATCCAGGCGATACTGCATACCGACGAGATTATCGAGAGGACCCATGGCCCAGAGGTTGTCCTGACGGACCCTCCAGCCTACGTGGTAGATCGGAGGATGACCAAAGAAACTCTCGTTAGGGGAGTTCCTGATGATCTTGTGACGGTCGGCTACGACAATGACCTGGTTCCTGAGGAACTCGTCTTTGTCGGAATCGTAGATGTCACCGTAGAAGGTTAACAGTTCACAGTACCCAGAAGCCAGGTAAGCCTGGTAGCTATGAAACCCGTCTACTCGGTAGAGAGCATCTTTCTCTGCTGTACCAAGACCAATGTTACCTTCCGAAGAAGATCGTATGCGTCGAAGATACTGCCAGAGGGCTTCGTACTGATCTTTGTTGGCGTCTGTCGAGAAGCGGGTCAGGATTTCCTTGACCTCTCCCAGAGAGACAATAGAACGGATGATCTTGGGTGACTGGATAAAGTCAGGGGCCGTAGGGTTAAAGACAATGTCAAGAGGGGAAAACCGTTTAACAGTAGGCCCTACGTAGCCTACCTTGGTCTGTCCGTCTGCAAGCTGCTGGGTCTCGTCTATCCAGTCTACACCGGCAAAGCAGTTGCCATAGTCAATGTAGTCCAGGATGAGTTTGTCGACTTCTTTCTTGAAATTGTCCTGTTCGATGACATAGGACATATACGCTTCAATGGCTTCACGCTTTGCTCTGGCGTTACTGTCCTTGTCGTTACCTGTCCAGGAGAGCCATTTCCTCTTTGGGAATAGAGCCGCCGTGTAATTAGCGTAAAGGTTATCCCGTATCTGACAGAGCTTCGGGATTGTCGTTGTGTTCTTCCAAGGGGTAGCTGCGTTACTCGTTTTACGGGTATCGGTAGCGAAGATGTACTCCCGGACCTCACGCCACTCTTTTACCTTTACTTGCCTGAACGTATCCCACTGGATGTACTGTCTGGCAATTTCTGTACCGAGCTTATCAGGGGTAAGGACCGAGTCTATATCTAGTGTTTTACCAGCCATTAAAGAATTCCGCCGAACCGGCTATTAGTCCCAAAGCCAGGTTTAAGAACTCTAGGCTGTGTTTGGGTATTTGAAGGGGCGATACATGCGTCAATACACGAGGCCAGGCAGTCTTTAACGTCATCGTGTGGAGGATTCACGAGAACAAGTTCTTCTTCAAGAACCTGACAGTTGCCTCCTTGATAATGCCATATCTGGCGGTTATCGTACCTGGGCTGGAGGATTGCTTCGTTTCGTTCTTCCTTGGACCCCATGTGCCTGTTAGGCCGGTAATCCTCAATAGACAGAGCCAGACCATGTGGTCTGATGTAATTACTCTTGAGGTCCTGTACGATTACAGACTGGGCTGCTGTGACCTCTGCACGGAGCTTACGAAAGTCCCACTTTTGGTGAAGAGCAAGGATTTCCTTGAAGTAATCGGAAATCTTGTCTGTCTTGAACCGGGAGATTTCCAGAACGTAGTAATTCTGGTTACTGTCTATTCCGACGACAACGATGGCCGTGTAGTCTGCTTTACGTCTCAGGCTGAAGGCGAAATCGACAGCGGCGAAGACGTTGAGGCGTTGAGCCTTGTAGAACCATCTACCTGCATTTCGGTGTAAATGTTTTGGATCGTAGTACTGAAAACACTCTCTAGGGATTGAAGCATTCTCAGCATCGTTAGGGTCGTTATAATACTGAGATCGGAACTGAATTCTATCGAGATACTGGGCTCGTTTCTTGGCGAGAATCTTACTATCGAAGCCGAACCATTTACCGTCGTATCGTTGCTGTCGAGGCCACAGGAATTCACCTGTTCCATCGCCTCGGTCTTCCACTTGTCTCTCGAAGATTTCATAAAGGGCTTCACTGCCTGTGATCTCTCCTTCGTCGTCGTACTCGTCTACATTCATCTGTAGGAGATCATTGTAGAGGTCCTTGGGGTGGTACCTTGTACCAACTGCCCACTCGACACTGTCTGATCCTTCAATGGAGGACAACAGACTGTACTGTGCCTGGACTTTGTCTCTTCCGTCTACTGTATAAGCATTCTCTCTAACCACAACATCGTCAAGAACGGCAATATCGCAGTGCATTCCGGTAATCGTAGTAGTGAGACCAGCAGTGAAAATAGTCGGGTCACGAACGGCTTCTTGTTTGCGCTTGGGGTGATCTACGGAGATTTCTGTCTCGGTCCACTTTTCTCGTTTCCCTTCCTCGGGGTTGGTCATCTCTGGCCAGTATCTGCGGTAGATATCTGAAGTCAGGATATCCTTGATGAACTTAAGCTGTTTGGTAGCAAGATTAGCTGTACTGGAAATGTAAAGCACACGGATCGTAGGGTTCCTGGTGATTTCCCAGGCTACACGGTAAGCTACCAGAGCGGATTTACCGTGGTCTCGGGGGAGCAGGAGAAGCTGGTGGGACTTGGCTCCTTCCCGGGTCCACCAGCGGATAACCTCGCTGTGGATACTCCCTAGGACCCTTTGGGGATGGACTAGCCGGATGAACTTCTCCAGGTCCTGTTCGGCTAGTTCCCGTATCTGGTTGTGCTTGTCTTTAGGGGTCAATGAATAAGCTTGATAAATAGATTTTTGAAGAAAGTCTCAAAAGCAATCCAGGCAGTAATCAGAAACATCAACCCTTTAATCAGGTAATGGACATTGTTGAATATCCACCGTTTGTGCTGCTTGTTCTGGATTATTTCCTTGAGATCAGCTATGTCCTCTTTTTCTAGTCCTTCGAGGAACTCCTGGACTTCTGGCTTCATTACGGTGTCGCTAAAGTCTGGAGGACAGAACTAGAGTGTTTAACACTGTAGTACGTAAAAGATTTTAGATGGAGTACACACTGAACTCCGGTAGTGCCTCGTTGACCAAATGTCAGTCTGATCATGGTCGTTGCAGGTACTTCACCGGCAGTGTCTGTTACCGCTACGCCCCCATCAATGGCAGAGCCAAAGTCGTTTCTTTTATAACCAAAGGACAGTTTGGCGTCAGCGCCGACAGCAAAAACTCCAGGATTAAGGTCACAGGAAGAACCAGCGGCGCTTCTGACACGGGCACGAAGTGCTGCACTGGAAAGCAAACGTACGTCAATTTGGTTTGCCTGACCAGTTGTTCCGTCGTCTATGTTATAGAGGGTACTGTCTGTAACAAGATTGTCTGAAGAAAATACAGTAACAATAGTTCCTTCCGCTTGCTCAAACACGCTACTGAAATTTGTACCCGTAAGCTGGAGATCGTCGGACGAACGTGATACAGTACTACTGGTGGTAATTATTGGTGAGGATTTAGTCGCAGTAGCTGCAATAGACGTACCCGTTTCATTGTTGACAACATCAATCGCGATACTGTCACCACTGGTTCCCAGGCGGAAACCACAAACAGGGTTCGCCAGGGTGACCGATGGGATTTCCACAAAGGTCCAACCGGCTGTGACAGTCACAGGGGTCCAGATCGTTCCGTTGTTGGTCGTCATTTCGACTGTGCCAGTACCTACAAGGCGCTTGATGGCACAGGACATGATCGAGACAGCACTGGTGGCGGTAATCGTCTGGAGACAGGTCCCGTTGGCTCCTGTGGCCGTCAGGGAGCTTGCTGAGTTAGCGACACCGTCAATACCAGTCTGGTTCTTGAGGGCAGTTGTAGAAGACTTTAC